AAAGTGATGACTGAGCATCACTTAAGAGTTTAAACAGTTTTTCCATTATACTCTTTTTGTAAGTATTTATCAAGTGGGAAATATCGGATTCGAACCAATGACCGTCTGCGTGTAAAGCAGCTGCGCTACCGCTGCGCCAATCTCCCGTTTCCTCTGTCTAGGAATCGAACCTAGTTTCCAAGTGCATTGTCTGCCTGTCCTTACCAATAGACTACCAGAGGTTGTGGTAGGTGTTGGAGACTTTACCTATGTCCCCACTCTTGACATTCACCCAAGCACCAGTTTAAACATCGACCTGGGGAGCGGTTTTGGCACCTACGAGCGGGGGTGATCAAGTCCCCGACCTAAGCGAACTTAGGATTTAGTTAGTCGGATATGAAGGTCCCGACTTGTTTGATAGAATCGGATATTTCCAATCCTATCAACTCCCCCACCTGGACTCGAACCAGGAACACTTTGATTAACAGTCAAATACTCTGCCAATTGAGCTATAGGGGAATAAAGAACCCGAAGGTTCAGAGCGAATGACGGGGATCGAACCCGTGACACCAACTTGGAAGGATGGGATGTTACCGCTACACCACATTCGCTTATAAGACAATCATAAACCTTTTGAGTTTGATTGTCAAGTGCTCCAGAGAAGATTTGAACTTCCACGCTTTTTAAGGCGGCGGATTCTAAGTCCGCTGTGTCTACCGTTCCACCACTGAAGCATGATGGAGTAAGCGTAATATACCTCATAAGGATATAACAGAGGCTTACCCTCTATCACTTTTATATATGGAGATAAACTCCAAGCAGGCAAGGAGGGACTCGAACCCCCAATCGACATCTTAGAAGGATGCTGCATTATCCATTATGCTACTTGCCCATAAAGTAGGTTCCTATCGCCGCCACTCCTGAACCTACTGAAGGGGAGTGCCGCAGTTGATCTCTCAACCAACATATCATACCTGTTTGAGGTTTGATTGTCAAGAGAGTTGCCGTGTGGTCGTGAATCTAAATCAAACCTTTTTGACAAGTGCCCCACTGGATCTTATCTAAAGTTTTGAACCACGGCAAGTAGTCCTAACGGGATTTGAACCCGTGTCTTCACTGTGAAAGAGTGATGTCCTCACCACTAGACGATAGGACCAAGGTGGGCAGGGAGGGATTTGAACCCCCGTAGGCAGAGCCAGTGGATTTACAGTCCACCTCCATTAACCACTCGGACACCTACCCGATGTATTCTATTTTACAGGTTCTTGGGTGCAATTGTCAACCCACGGAGCACATAGTCTCATTTCACCACCTAGTAATCTTTGAGCCTCAGAGTTATCTGGAGCTTTCTCGATCAACCGTGGCAAAGGTACTCTAGGTGGTTCTGAGTCCCTTGTCAAGCGTTCATAATCACGGATTGCTTTATCCACATCTCTCTTGACCCTCCTATCCACTACGCCAGGGTCTTGGAGCAGGACATCATTGATTATGGTCTGAGGGAACAGAGTCCTCTGAACCTCGTCTAGAAGGTCCCAGAGGCGCTCCTGAGGCGCTCCGGTGCATTGGGAGAGGGTTGCTACGATACCACTGAGTATGGCGCTTATAAGGATTATCTGCTTCTTATCTGGTTTCTTCTTTCCAAAGTTAAAATTGAACATAAAAAAAGAGGAGTAGCAACCGCTCTCCTCTATTTATTATCCGAGAATAGAGTTTCTCCACTCTTCACTCATATTCACCATAATTGCTTCTGCTGCTTCTTGAGTATCAGCATAACCTTCATCCAGAAGATGTGAAAGGATTACATCGTAGAGGTCATAACTTTCTGCGTGTTGCCCTCTTGCTTTTTGTTGAGCAAGTTTTCTTTTATTTTTGGTTATAGTTCCTGGACCAGGAGTGCTATTTTTTAACCCAGTTTCATCAGAATATTCCACATCAATTTCTCTTCTGGAATTTCTTTCCTTTTGAGTTAGTCCTTTTCTTTTCCAATCTGTATTGTGTGGTTTTCTTTCTCTTTCACTCGCTTTATAAAAAAGGTCTCCATACATTTTCTTTCTTTCGGGAGTTTGTCCTTTTCTTTGTAGAGAAAGTTTATATGCCCTTGCAGCAACATCTCCTGCGGCACCTTCATCAAGTTCATAAACTTCCAAATATGCTTCTTGAAGATTGCGAAGTTCTTGTGCGTCCATTTTATGAAATACTTTTTAGTTATTTATAAAACCCTACCATACCAAAAACCACTTGGAACATTATCAATAGAGTTTATGTATTTGTTTTCTATTCCATTAGTAATCCACTTTTTTCCATAACAAGGATTTTTCTCACCCAGTTTTGCTTCAATATGTTTTCTTTTAGTTTCTGGATTTTGATGAGATTTGATTGCTGCCCGTCTATGATTTTCAACTACATCTGGGCGACTATGCACTTTCTTTCCAACTTTACTTTTTAGTTTTTTTATTTCTGGATTACTCAAAGTTTTAATTAAGTTTTTTCTTGCTTTCTCTTTAAGTTCTGGAATACTCATAGGATTATAATCAGTTTTCATTAATTCACTTCTTCTTTTATTTGCTTCTTCACCAGCACCTTTATTGCAATAAAATCCAGTAGAAGTTTGTTTTGCTCTATTAGCAAAGTGAGGATTTTTATCTACTTTATAAAAATCGTGAAGAGCACATTCTGCTTCAAGTGCTTCTTCAACACTATTAAAAGTTTCTAAAATAATCTTTTGTGTTGGATTAAAAGTTTTATCTTTAAAACTTCCAAAATAACTTACATCTTCTTGTGGAAGACACTTACACTCTCTCTTACCAATGTATCCTCTACCATATTCCTCATAGGAATAATACACATAAAAGTGTTTCATACTACTCTAACTTGTGTGGTATTAATATTTATACAAGAAAGGAGTGCCGAAGCACTCCAGTCTCACCTGAAAAGTTACCACACAAGTCAGGTAAAGTTATTTAGACCTCAGTGAGAACTAATCTTTTAGAATAATCATAAGCATAATTAGTTCTCGCTCCATGATGTCCCCACCCCAACCAGGTGTAGGCATAATTCATATACCTATCAATGGATTTTCCGGGAACTTTCATATTACGTTCAATACTCTTCCACTGTGGTTCAGTAACAATATACCGAAGTTGAGTATCAAGTGTTGAAGGATTACCTCCTATTTTTTTAGCAAAATCACCCAATCCATAATAACGAGAAGCAGATGTAAATTGAATCAGTCCGTAACCACGACCGCAGTTACTCCAACTGGTTCTGCTACCACCTTCGCAAATATTAGGCACGAACATAGATTCCTGCTTGATATTGCCCATGATAGTAGCAAGGGCGTTTCTGTCTTTAATACCACGATCCTGGAAGTATGCCAGGGTAGCATTCTCATGTTCATTACACCCTTTACAAATTAACCTTTTCTCTTTAGGTTTTGGTGCAACCTCTAGGATTGCTGTCTTCTCAGGTTCAAACTCTTTAATGATTGAATAAGGTTTCTCCACTGGTGGAGGAGGACCTTGCAGTTTATAACTAGAGAAAGGCAGTGTTGCCGTATTGGTTGTAACCATTGCCACTAGAGGAACGGCTACAGTAAAGAAGTTTAGCATTAAAATTAATTGAACTCTACATCCTAATAGAGAAAGCGCACTTCCCCTTTCTCAAGGGGCAATCTCCTAGGCTCTAAATGTCACATCACCTTCTCATAATGTGAAACCCACCTTTTTAGGGGTGGGTTATAAGCATTATAAGTTTTTATTTAGGATTTGTCAAGATTCTGGTTCTAGAGAAACAATTTCTAGTTCATCATCTTCAGGTTCAATCCATTCATAGAACTCAGCAAGAATAGCACGGGCATCCTCCTTATCAATGTTCATATCTGCAGCACGATCAAGAGACCAAGTTCTTACATGCGCCACGATATCTTCAGTCGTTGCGTTCATAATAATCTTTTCGGAAGTATCGGGACAAGACATTCGAATTGTAGAATGCGGGTTCTCCGTTGTCAAGTCCTTCTGTGAGGACATTGTTGACGAAAAGTTGTCGCGTCTCTTCAAAGTTTGTTTTGCCCTTTGTTTTATGTAATGATAAAATAGTTCTACTAAAATTTTCTCTGCCAAATTTGATAATGTCTTCTTTAAGTTCCGGACAAGACCCATAATATTCTTTCCAATTAGACTCTGATTTTACTTTACGTTTTTTTCCTTTTGGAGTTCTAAACTGCCACAAGTATTTTCTTCCAATATACTTACGCCCATTTTGTTTATTTTCTATCAAATAAACAAACCCATAATAATCGTTTATATCTGCACTTGTAAAAGGATTTCCATTATAGATCCATGGATTATCATAGTCAATATCTATACTCATCAATTATATCAAGAACTTCATTCAGATATTTATTAGCAAGTCCTTTCATATCCATTTCATGACGAATATGATCTTTATAAAGTTTGTCTTTTAATTTTAGTACACGAACTTTAAGTTCATCTTTAGATATTTGATTTTTAGGCATAAAAAAAGGAGGTGTGACCTCCTTTATCTATAAAAGATTAGTTATTTGTACCTAACCATTCTTTACAATAGTCATAGTCACCAAACATAAACTCATCGCACTCTGCGGCCTCTTTATATGCGTTCAGGATTTCTTGCTCGCACCATTCATCATAGTTGGAATCCTGCAAAAGTATTTTTGGTAACATTAGATTATGTTAAGTCCTGGTTCTAATAATTTATATCTTTTTCCATCATATGCAACCCCAGAGTAATATTCTGTAGTATTCATAACGGAGAACATATTATATTCTCTACCATCCTCAAATGGAGTTATATCAACTAGATCTCCATAAGTATTTTTCCAGATACTATGATATATCGCACATCCATAAGTTCCATCTTCAACATCTGTAATCAAATAATATCCACTTATTTTTTCTCCACCATAAGTATTCACATAATGATTTACATTATTATGGCAGTTTGCATCAATACATAATGGTTTTTTAATAATTGGAACTTTTAGCAAAATAGAGGAGAACTTACAATACTCCTGAAGTTTTATCACACACTCATCTTCTGGTAATGATATTCTAAACTTTCTCTTCAATACTCCATCCATTTCTTCTTGGTCCCTTTCTATTATATTTGATTGCAGCACTCATAGTAGCATATGAGATATTTTGAGATTTACAAAATTCTTTTAATGCTCCAGTAATAATATACTCTTCATTTTTTGGAGAAACAATACACCAAGTTTTTGAGTTTGGATTATCTTTACCAAACTTTGGTGCTCTATTTTGACTTATTTTATTTCTTGTTTCTTGTGATAATTTAGCGCCATACCTTGGATTATTTTTACCAGCAACCTTTTCACTTATTCTTTTCTTTGCTTCTTCAGTGTGTTTTCTTCCACTAAAACCTTTTGTTTTTTGTCCTCCAGGTTTTCCTTCGCCACCAAGATTTTGATTTAACAAAACTCCACCATCACATTCTCTTTTCCAAAGTGCTATATGTTTTATCTCAAGTTCTATTGCTTCTTCTTTAGTTAAACCAGATTTTACAATCCATCTCCTTTCTCTTGGTGGTAAAATTTCTGCACCATTTCTTCTGGAGTGTCTGGAATTAATCCTTCTTGGTCTACCATAACCAACATAAAAGGGAGAACAAAAGTCCTCCCTTAAGTAGTAATAAAGAATATAGTTATTCATTTTAAGACTGAACTTACCTATTATTATTTATATAATACACTATTTCAGTCTTAAAGTCAATTAAAGTTTAAATCCACTGAATGTATCTTTTTTAACATCTTGTTTGATACCACCAACCACATACGATTGTACTTGAGTTTGCTGTGGAGCTACCTGAAGACCTTTGGAAGAAATCCAATGCTGAGTCCAAGGTAACGGATTATTGTTTGCTGAAATGTCATACTGCGGTTTAAGTCCGATTGCTTTTAGTCTACGGTTCGCAATCCATTCGACATACTGTTGTAGCAATTTGTCATTAAGTCCGATCATGCTTCCATCCTTGAACAGATAATCTGCCCACCTCTTTTCTTCGTTTACGGCACGATCAAACATAGCATATGTCCATTCTTCCTCTTCTTTCATGATCTGTTTCATTTCAGGATCATCACCATCACGCCACTTATTCAGAATATTCTGAGTAATTGCTAGGTGTTGGTTTTCGTCTCTTGCGATAAGAGAGATGATTTTAGCGGATCCTTCCATAAGCTTAAGTTCACCAAAGGCGAAACTACAAGCAAAACTAACGTAGAAGCGAATACCTTCAAGAATATTAACGTTTGCGACTGCTCTATAGAGTTTTCGTTTAACGTCATTGAGTGTTTCCTTTGCGTATGAGACTCCTTCAAGATTGTGCAACCAAGTATCGGATACACCATATTGTTGCGATGATTGAATGAAGTCGTCATATGACTCTGTAACGCTCTTAGCACGTTCCAGAATACGCTCATCACCAATAATCGTATCAAACACCTCAGATGGATCTGAATAGATATTTTTAATGATATATGTGTAGGAACGTGAGTGAATCATTTCCATGAATCCCCACACTTCCATACATGCCTCAAGTTCTGGTAATGAGCAATAAGGAATAAACGCCATACCAGGTCCACGTCCCTGAACACTATCAAGCATGATCTGATACTTCAAATTAGAAGTATAGATATGCTTTTGTTCTGGACGTAGTGTTTGATAATCTCCACGATCCTTCTGGAGAGACACCTCTTCGGGTCTCCAGAAGTATCCAAGTTGCTGAGTGGTTAGTTTATCAAATACAGGATATTTGTATGAATCATATCTCTGAATCCCAAGAGGTTTACCAAAAAACATTGGTTGTTTTTTGGTATCTACTTTTTCCGTATTGAATACGGTCATTCCTTTAATATTCGTTTGTGGTTCCTCTACGGAAGAAATCTTAAACTGCACAGGATTCACACTCTCCCTCCTCTACTGAACTTAACTCACTTAGCAAATCTTGAAGATTGGGTTTTTCTTCTACTACCTCATCAGTCTTAATATCATAAGTGTTTTGGTAATAAGAAGTCTTCCACCCGTACTTGTATGTAGTCAAAAAGTCATTTGCCATTACTGAAGTAGGAACTTCATTATTGTCATAATTTTCTGGATTATAGGACCAGTTTCCAGAAATCGCTTGATCAAAGAACTTTTGCATAACTGCAACAATATTAATATACCCACGATTGCTAGACATATTCCACAGAAGCGTATAATTGTTCTTAAGAGTATGATACTGAGGAACAATCTGCTTAAGAGGTCCTTTCTTTGACTTCTTAACGGACAAGTAATCTCTAGGTGGTTCGATTCCATTTGTTGCATTTGACACAACGGAACTGCTCTCCGATGGCATCTGTGCGGACAGTGTTGAGTGCCTGAGACCGTGCTCCAAGATAGATGCCCTAAGACCTTCCCAATCATGCTCTAGTCCAATAGAAGTAATTTCATCTACGTCTTTTTTGTATGTATCGACAGGAAGAATTCCATCAGCATACTTAGTTCGACCAAAGTATTCACAATATCCTTTCTCTTTAGCAAGTTGGTTGGATGCCTTCAGAAGATAATACTGGAAAGATTCAGAAAGGCCATGAACAGCATCCCATGCTTCTTGAGAATCATAATTATATCCAAGTTTTGCCAAATAATGTGCGAGACCAATAAACCCTATACCAAGCGAACGACGCGCCTTAGTGGCGATTTCTGCCGCCGCTACGGGGTATTTTTGATAGTCAATCAACTCATCCAAACCACGAACAGAAAGATCACAAAGTTCCTCAAGTTCTTCATCAGATTTCACTTTACCTACATTAATTGCAGAAAGAATGCAAAGTGCAATCTCTCCCATATTGTCATCAATATGTTGAATAGGATCCGTAGGTAAAGTAATCTCTTGACAGAGATTGCTCATATTCACTTTATCTTTAAATGACGAATGTGAATTGCAATGGTCAATATTCATAATGTAGACACGACCCGTTTCCGCACGTTCTTTAAGGAGGTTGAGAATGAGTTCCTGCGCTTTAATAGTCTTTTTCTTAATGGACGGATTTTTCTCATACGAAATGTAGAGATCATCAAAACCAGGAAGTCCGAAGCTATCATAAAGTCCAGGTACATCATGCGGGGAGAAAAGTGTGATCTCACCATCCTGAATGAACCTCTCATAGAAGAGTTTGCTGATTTGAATACTGTAATCAAGTTTACGAACACGATTATCCTCCGTACCTTTATTATTTTTGAGAACGAGGATGTCTTCTATTTCTTGGTGCCAAATGGGGAAGTGAACCGTAGCTGATCCACCTCTAATGCCATTCTGAGTACAGCATCGGACAGTCGCTTCAAACTTCTTGAGGAATGGAACAACACCGGTATGCTGAACTTCTCCACCTCTAATTTTACTGTTGATGCCACGGATTCTACCAGCGTTGATGCCGATTCCCGCCCTCTGTGCAACGTATCTGCCAATAGCCATATCACTACTAAAGATACTATCGAGGGTGTCATCAACGTCAACAAGCACACAGCTAGCAAATTGTCTAAGCGGAGTTCGCACTCCCGCCATGATTGGTGTGGGGATGTTGATTTTGTGTTTGGAGATTGCGTCATAATACCTCTTGACATATGACATACGGGTTTCTTTTGGATACTCTGCAAAAATAGTCAGAGCAATCATCATGTACATAAATTGTGGGGTTTCATATACACCTCCACTGCTTCGATCTTGCACGAGGTACTTATCAACGACTTGACGTAAACCTGCATAAGTGAATAGAAAGTCACGATCATGATCGATAAACGAATCAGCACGAGCAATCTCTTCTTGAGAATACTTATTGTAGATATCATGATCATAAACCTCTGCAGAAACACAATCAATAATATGTTGCTCCAGAGTAGGAAGTTCTTTCATCTTCCCATAAAGTTGTTTACGAACAGCAAAAAGAAGTAAACGAGCAGCAACATATTGATAATTTGGATGATCCAAATCAATCAAATCCGAAGCAGAACGAATCAGGATTTCCTGAATTTCTGCTGTAGTAATTCCATCATAAAACTGAATACCTGAGGTCATCTCAACTTGACTAGCAGAGACGCCTGCAAGACCCTTACATGCCTCTTCAACCATTAAATGCATCTTGTCTAGGTCAAGAGATTCAATTCGTCCATCACGCTTTTTAACTTTGGTGCCGTTGCTCATATTTTCTTCCAGGTAGTAAATTTTAATTTTGCTTCTAATCCAGAATATGTATTTGATTCTATCATGGACTGCACATCCAGTCCAGAAAGAACCATATCATTAATATCCTTTTCCTTTATGTTGGAAGGCCATATTACGACCTTATCTCCTCTACTGATACATTGTTCGATTCGACGGTGGATTTCTGCATTACGTGGTTCGTTATCATAGATCCACACACAATCGCCAATACCCCACTTACCAATATCACCGTCAGCTCCACAAAGAGCAATTGAGTTGTGAATGAAAGTTGAATCAAAGGGACCTTCCGTGATGTAGACAGTTTGATCTTTTTTAACTTCATCGAGACCATAGATTTTTGGTGAGTCATCATTAAGCATTACGGTAATGTATTTAATCTTATTGAAACCAAGTGCTCTTCCCTGAAATCCAACAAGAGTATTTTGATAGAACAAAGGAATGATAATCCTAGGTTCATCTTTAGAAATATCATCGAAGACTTCTTTAAGTGAATTGGTCCACGACTTAAATTTTTCGGCGTAATAATAGTTATGCGGATTTAAATTTCTTTTTACCAAATATTCGTTTGCGTCAGTATTTTCTGATGCTTTTGGTAAATCTAGTTTTGGTTTGAACTTAGGTTGTTCAAATTTAAATTCTGGTTCATCTGTCGTAAAGTTTCTACCAGTTTTTCCGTCTTTAAATTTCTCAAAAGTATATTGCTTGTATATTACAGAATCTAGTTGTTTGAGAAAATTGTTGAAGGAAATATTAACACCACAATTATGGCACTTAAAGTTTGTGTTATTTTTTACCTGATACAAATAACCCCTTGCCTTATTTTTATTTTTTTGGGAGTCGCCACAAATAGGACAACGAAAGTTGTAGAGATTATTCTTTACCTTCTTGAATTTCTGAAAACGAGAAGATATCAAATTGATGTACTTTACATCAACAAAGTCCATAAACAAACATTAACCTGTTGATGTATTCTACCAGACTATCGGGTTTTGTCAAGACAGAGTGCAGTCATTATTGCTGTCCATTTAATGACTGAATTGGTTGCCTTTTGTAGAGAATAGAGAGTTGTTTTGTTTTTAATCTTCATGGCAACTTGTGCCAGTTCTAATATTATTTATTTCTAACTTGATGAATAAAAGAATTTATAGATGATGATACTACATTATTAATAATGGGAAGAAACAATAAAGCAAAAGCAACTACACCAGCTGCCATCCATCTGAATTTGGAAAGTTCATCAACCTTTGTTTCAAGCTTTCCTAGTTTTTCATTTGTATCTTCATCACTTCTGGCACAGTTAAATATTCTCTCATCATGAACTGCAAGCATCTTACAAATGTTTTGGTTAGTCTCACTTAAAGTTTGAATGGCAGCATCTACACGCTCTACCATTTCCTCATGTATCTTTACTCTTTCTTCAAGAACAGCAACTTTAATCTTTGAGTCTTGTCCAAACATTTGTTTTACTGCGATGGTTTATTTTTCATCCAGCGTTTGCGGGATCCTCTTCCTAAACCTATAACTTTCTTTCTACTTGTTAATCCCATCACAGGATCAAATCCAGATGTTGGTCCTTTTGGATCGGCCGATCCAGAAAATCCACCAGAACCTCCAGGAGCATTTGCCACCATTTGCTCTCTGATTATTGAAATGATTCGATCAAGTTTCTTCTTTTCCATTGTAGATTTTATAAAGTTCCTCTAAACAATATAGGTCAACTTGAATATTATGAATTGATGATTTTGGATATTCTGGAAGTTTGTTCAAAAATATTATAAATGATTTTAAAACTGACCAAAGATCTTTATCTATTTTAAAGAATAACATTGGTGTTGTAGCTTCACCAAAAATATTATAAAGAACAATAAAATGATTTAAAATCAGGTGAGTTTTAAGTTCACCTGATTTTTTATATCGCTTCAAAAGTCTTTTGATATATTTAAAATGATTTAAATCTTTATCAAAATCTTCTTTAGTGACTGCCTGAGGATTCTCGTAATTTTTAATAGCAAATAAAAGGAAATTATCCTCATTCAATTCATTAAAAAACATATATTATCAAACAGTTGGATCTGCATCATAGATAGGAACATTTCCAGTCTGAATGCCAGACATTGCAACTAGAATTTCTTTCTTAACTCTGAGATTACCTTCAGAATCTTTATAGGTAGTAACTCCAACCCATCCAGCATGACTTACTTCATATGAAGTAGATGCTGCTACACCAACTCCTTCTGTAGAAACACCAGCAACATAAGTGTTACGAGCACCAGTTACACGAGTGAATGTAATAGTTGCCCCAGTAGTAATGCCCGCAGAAATTGTAGATCCAAGAGAAACAGTTGTAGCGCCAATTGAAGAAACTACTGCACTAACTCCACCACTAGCGGTAAGAGTATCCGTAACAAGAATTCCAGTTGTACTGGCAACAGCAACAATACTAGTTCCAATTGATGCGCCAGGAGCAGAAGCAGTGGTTACAACAGCATTAATAGTCTCTCCAGAACCTTCATACTTCTGACTGTAGTAAACATCATCAATGGTATACTTGGGCTCTTGATTAATGGTATATTGTGCGCCAGAAATCGTAGCACCACTAAGTCCAGTAGTAGATCCAATTGTTAGTTGAGTAGTACTTGCAATACCAACGATTACAGCATCTCCATAATAAGTTCCCCCTACAACTGCACCAAAACGAATAACGTCTCCAGTTGCTGCAGCACCAACGTTTCCAAACGTTGTTCCACTTCCAGTCACAACACCAGTTTGGTAATCTAAAGATACTGTGCCACCAGAATAAATGTTATCATTGTCTCCCCAGAGTGCCATGTCTTTCTTCCGTAAAAATTATTTGCTAATAATATTTATAAAAAAAGGAGATCTTACTTTTGATCTCCTTTACGTAAAATGACTCTTAAAAAATGAGTTATTAAATCAAGTAATCCATTTTCCTCAAATCTTTTTGTTTTTGCCAACCACTCGGAAGTAGTTAGTAATAGACCAAGGACAATTGTTATTCCCCAATTAGTTACAAAACAAGTAATCATGCTTGTGGCGTAAAGAGTTTCTCTTTAACCAACTCAAGAACTACATCATCAATACTATTATCAGTAGACTTCACATACTTAGTTAAAAGTTCAATAACAAGATTTTTAACTGCAGGGTGTGTTGCAATTGAAATAAGAACTGGTTTTACAACCGCGACTACTGCTCCCATGATGACCTCCGAAGAAATTCAGAACTATTTAGAGAATCAAGCAGTAATTGAAGGATCTACTCCTTTAGGAGAAGACCTAAGTGTTTGAAGTTTTCTTTGAAGTATTTGAATTTCTTGCTGCTTTACTCTATCTTGCTGTTGCTGAAACTTCTTTTGTTGTTGATCTGGTTTCTGTTGAAAAGATTGGATCTTTGGTTGCATTTCAAGTGCTTGTTCTTCAATTTTTTTAATCATTTTATCAATCAACATATTTTTAATTACCTCTTCTTTTGTCTGAATTTTTTTAGGAAGTCCTTCATGAGAAGTTTTAGCAAAATCACGAATTTTTTTTTCACTCATTGTATCAACAATCTTAAGAACTTCAGCACTTACTCCAGATCTTGAAGTTTCTCCTCTCTTTACAGAAAGAGCAAGTCCAAAAAGTCTTTGCTGATCTTTACTTACTGACATTTCAGAAAGTTGCAATTCTTCTTTTGCCAGATCTTTCAATAGTTGATTTGCTTTCTTACGTTTTTCTTGTCTTATTTTGCTCTCTTCTTCTTTTCTATCAATTTGCGCTTTTACTTCATCGTATGAAGGTCCACTCTTTCTTCTACGCGCACGGCGTGGATTTTTAGGTCCATCAGTTTTTATTGTCGTAGTTTTTACTTTTGGATTTGCTTTTGGTTTTGTGTTTTCTGGACCAGGTTGACCAACTCTAGGATTTTCTGCAGTTCCTACAGGTGTTTTTGGTTTATTTGGAGTTACATCTTTTACAGAAACTTTTTTAATTTTTGGTTCTTTTTTCTCAGTTTTTCCAGATCCAGCAACTTCTATTCTTTTTCCACCACCAATACCACTTCTGGGAATTGAAGATCTTACTCCTGACTTGGAATGAACTACACTTGGTCTTTCTTGAGTTTCAACACTTTTTCCTTGAGTAACTTTTGGTCGGTCAGCAGTTCTATGAGCAACAGAACTCGCACCTCTTTCTACTGCTTTTGCTCCCTTATGAATAATTTTTCTCAAACCTCTTCCAAGTTTTGAAGCAATTCTTCCAAGTAATCCAGGTCTAGAAGAACCAGACGATTGAGATTCACCACTTCTCCGAGAAGATGCTGATTGTCCACTATAACTTGATGAAGAGGATGAAGAATCTGAACTTGATGGTGCTGCTGCAGCACCAGTTCTACCTCTGCGATATCCAGCACGAAGTTCTTTACCTAGTGCCTTTGCTCCTCTTACTGCTGAACCTGCAGCATAACCTGCGCCACGAATAATTTTTTTACCTACATTCTTGACAGCAGTTTTAACTTTTTCAAGTCTATCACTCTTAATTTTAGTATCATGCCCAAGAGTTACCTTTGCCTCACTTAAAATCTGAGATGATATCTCAAGAGACTCTAAAAGAATATTTTGAATATTTAAAATATCACAACCTTCTTGAATACATTCAAAGAATACTTCTTCTACAACTTCTTCAATTAATTGATCGGTTAAAAAGAAAATATCAGACTCTGAAAGATCATCAAAAACATCTTCAAAATCTTCAATCTCATTCATTTCAATGAGAGTTCCACCAAGATTTTTTACTGCTTCTGGAATTTGAATTCCAGATCCAATAGCACTCGTTTTAATTTTATTTTTAATTTGTTTTTCTTTAACTTGAGTATCTAATTGAACATCAGATATTACTTCAGAGAGATCATTTCTCCAATTTGAGAAACCTTCTTTAGTTATTTTCTTTCTCTTACCTCCCATTTGGTCTTTACCAAGTCTTCCTGCAACAACATCACCATAAGTTACTTCATCATATGGTGGATAATTATTTGCTAGATTTCCATCATTAGGTTTCTTTGCTTCTTCAAGTTCTCGATTGACGACTTGATTTAAATAAAGTTCATTAATATCTTTTACAATATTATTATCCATTAGAATAAGTTCTTTCTTTTATTTTTCTATACTTATTTATAAAATTAACTCCATATGCTTTTCCGCCATATTGAAGGTTTTCCTTTCCAGTTCCAATAGCACCCGGAGTTTTACTTGCATAATTTATGAATGTTCCCTTTGCGCCAACTAAAGTAGTTGGATGATTCTTATCTCTCATAGGACTATCCATTTTCACTTCAGTATATTCTGTTAGATCTTTAATCCAAGATTTAAACATATATCCTTCTTCAGTTACACAAATTAAATGATTGGTTCCTCTACGCATTACTTCGCCAATTAATCCAGTATTTAAATTTTGTATTTTATCTCCAATCTTAAAAATTTTACCGGTTACATAATTTTCACGAAGATTTTTCATATCATATTTTGGAGCAATTTCCCAAAGATTATAATTTTCTTTTTGAACTTTTGTTTTTTTAACTTTCATTCCTTGGCGAACTTGATCAAACAATGCCTGCGTTTCAGCATTATTAAGTGTTTTTGGAGTACCTCTTTTAAAAGTTGAAAAATCATTATCCATTACTGCTTTTCTCATTTTAGATGCGGACATTCCCATAACACCCTCTGCGTCAGCATCTCTAACTCCAGCAGAAATTACCCGAATTAAATCAAAATTATAAAGATCTCCATTATATTTTTGAGCAAGATTTTCAAATTCTGATTGGCGATCAGATCCACATACAATGTTCACATTTGCATAACCTTCTTCCGAAGCAGATACCAATACATTAAATATTGTTTTCATTTTAGGATCGTCAATAATATTGTCAACATATTCAGGAAACATCATTCTCATATATTGAATCTTAACTTCAGGACTTAGAGGATTTTTCTTTGGATCTTGAGTTCTTGAAGGATATATTTTTAAATCTCCACCTACTGATACTTTTTTTGCCATGTTAAAAGTCTTATCATGCCCAATTGTAGGTGGATTAAATCTACCAAATACAATAGTGAGAGTACCACCTTTTTCTGGAACTTCTTCTTCTGGTGCTTGAGTTTGCCGTTGCACAGGTGGTTGCGCTTTTGTGGTTTGTGGAGTAATTGGTGCCTGTGCCTGTTGTTTTTGTGCTGATGGTTCTTGAGCAGCCGCAGATGCTTGCCTTCCATCTAAAAATACTAGTTTTCCACCTTCAGTTTTTGCTACTGGTTTACCAGAACGATTTAACCAAAGTCCATGCCCATCTCCTGTCAAACCCAATTTCTGAGCTTGTTGAGATGCTTGAGTACTTCTTGCTTCTGATAAAAATGTAAAGAAACTCTTCATACTGTTTAATCTTATACCTTTATTTATTTTTATCGCTTTTTATATTTATGGAGAATAAAAAAACCACCCGAAGGTGGTTTGGTGAATAAGATTTTTATTATAAGATTATCTACCAGTTTCTCTTCTTCTGCGAGCAGCACGATCAGAACGGTTTGTATCGTAGTGATGTCCTTCGGGAGCATCATAATCTCCGTCACCTGATTTAGCATTCAATTGCTGAATAGATTTTTTATGTGCGTTTTGAAGTCGTGCAGCATTTCTACGATTTATTATACCTCTTTCTCCTGCAGCCCAACTTGCTCTCTCGTCAGCAGCGGAGGTTGCCATTCTAAAATCTCTCCCTTGTTGAGCAAACCCCACATTTGGTTTTCTAAGAACATTACCACTACCATCTTTGATTGGAACACCTTTTCCACCTTTACCATAAACTAAACGAATAGTATTATCTGCTTTCTCACCAATAATCTCTTCTCTCCACTCTTCACTCATGTTTACCATAATTTCCTCTGCAGACTCAACAGTATCTGCATACCCTTCATCAAGTAGATGCTCAAGAACCACATCATAAAGATCTAGTGTTTCAACTTCTTCAATTAAATAAGATTCTACAATTTCTTCAATATCAGTTTCAGATAGAGTCTCTACAACATAAAGTGCATTCTCATAGGTATCAACATATCCTTCATAAATCATATCTTCAAAAATAGAATTGAGGATATCATTCAATAGATCCTCACTAATTCCAGACTTCTTTCTGAACTTTTCTAATGCACTTTGATGTCCAGTATGTGCTCTCTGAGATGCTAACTGACCTACTCTTTCGCCCGCAAAACGAATTCCCTTAGCAGTTGATCCAGCAGCTGCTTTTGCTAGTTTTGCTTTAGCTGCTTGTCTTCTATCGGAATCTTTTGCAGGAGGAAGTTCTCCTCTGACTGAAGAACCAGAAAGTGCTTTAACACTCTTTGTGGTTACTGAAGGTCTTGCGGATGGTTTAGTCTCACTACCTCTCCAAGGATCAGATGGTTTCTCTGCTTTTTTAGTGGTAGAAAATTCACTAGTATCTCTTCCTCTAGAAGCAGATGCTTGGCGTCTTGCTGCTCTTCTCAGTTCTCTACCAGTTGTTCTTGCCTCTGCCTCTCTACCTGCTTCACCACTAAATTCTTTTTTAGCAGCTTTGGCACCAGCTTTAACTGCACGGCCAATTTTGCCTAGAAATCCCTTAACTTTTTGAGTAGCAGAGGAAATCTTTTCTCTAGTTCTTTCTGCACTACCAGAAACTGCAGATCCTGCCTCATAAGCACCTTTAGATGCTCTTTCACCAACACGTTGAGCTGCTTGAGCAATTCTACCAACTCGAACTTGCTTTTGTCTTTCAGCAGTCTTTTTGACTTTGCTTGGTCTTTCTGCGCTAGTAGTAACTCTCGCAGAACCAGACTGCCTATCATCGGAAGATGTTACTCTTGCTTCAGTTAAAACATAATCTAGAGAATCAAAACATTCGTTAATATCAATTTCTCCTGAAAGGAAAAGATTTTCCATTATTTCATCAAGTTCATTGTCACTCAAATCATCAACAAAAGATAAATCTTCTTCAATAAAAATTTCATTTCTAAGGTTTTGGTCATAAACAGCAACATATGCTTCACACAAACCTCTAATCTGTTTTGAGTCCATTTGATAATTTTATATTTTCTATGGATTATTTATAAAATAAAACTATCCACCTCTTCCTTTTGTACCATAAGTTCTTCCAGATCTTGCAATATTTGTTCCTCTTCCTCCAGCAGTTCCTTTTTTAGTATACCTATGCTGAGTGACTACATCAGGTTCCGAAGGAAGATCGGTTCTTTGAACATCGCTAGTGGTTCCAACTCTACTTACAACATCTCTTGATTTTGATGCATAACCACGGATTTTAGTATTTGTTCTTCCAGCATCTTTGCTCTGAGTGCGAGGATCTCTTATCTTTGCCTCCTCACCTGCTCCAGCAATTTTAGATTTGATTTTCTGGAATCGGTGAGCGATCTGAGACATTTGCTGCGGAGTATTTCTTGGATTACTCATTTGCCTTCTCAACTGAGAGAGTTTTGTAGCCGCTGTAGAAGAAGGACTCATACCACTTCCCTTAAGAGTTCCAGTATTCCACTTGACTTCTGCTTCAGCAATAAACTCAGAAAAGGTTTTCATTACACTTAAACACTTTTTTAGTATTTATAAAAAAACCTCCTAAAGAGGAGGTTTAAATCAAACAGCAAGAACTGCGCCGATATTATTATCAAGATCTTGAATGACTGAGCGAATATCAATAATACGAGGAGGAATACTTACCTCATCATAAGTATATCCTTTTTGTGCATCAAACAGAACTTGACGTACTGCTGCTGCAGAACGAGCATCCATTTTAATTGTTACTTCCGTTACTTGTTTTTCTTTAGTCATTTTCTTTACTGATATAATTTGGATAA